GATCCCTTATACATCTAAGTTAACTCTAGAAGGTAAGATGATCTATTACTGTTCAGATCATGCATTAAATATTACAGTTGACTAGGATTATGGTATAATAATATTATGCACGATCACGAGAATATAGTATTAGCCACAGGTTCAGGAATAACTGAAATGCAAGTCATGTGGATACTTATGGGTTTAATGGCTATTCATCACGTATGGATGTGGCGTAAAATGAAACAAAAGAAATGTACTTGTAAAAGACGATGAAGAAAATCTATGCTTTAATTGCGTTAACTGCGACAGCAGTCTTCTCAGGTCTTGCTATGTCTAAATTTTTAAATTGGGCGGGAAAGCAAGAAGATATCTTTGATTTTGACCTAAATGAAGATATAGACAATGAACAGTTCTAAATCATTCCTTTGGTCATTATTAATCATCCTTGGTGCATATTACTCATTGGTGATTATAGCTAAATGAATACAATATTAAATACAATCTATCTTGGTGTATATCATTTAATTCTTCCAGTAATGTCTCTGGTTATATTATCCTCTATAGTTGTATATATAAAAAGTTTCAAATCTTAATTCTCCCGCCCTTTTCTGGGGTCTTAGTATCGGAGATACCAAATATGACCCGTTAGGGCTTGAGAACCCTCATAGAGGGCTTATAAGGCATATTCTGAAAATGATCACAGATGGGAATATGGCTCTTCTTTCGACGGCGCACTTTTTTCGCACTTTTTGCACTATATGTCCATATTGCCCATATTATATATATCTTTCATATAAAAGAAAAAATCCCATTCAGAGGCGGATCCGAATGGGACTTTCTAGTGTATTACTACACATTATATAGGGAGACATTGCTGCCATCACCTACACATCTTAATTGTAATATGGATTATTTTCTATGTCAAGCATTCTAGTCGACTTATTCTTCAGGTGCTGTAAATGAAGGAGTAGGTCCAAGTAGATATCCTTGTTCATGATACTCAATCATCTTTGCTGTTTTATCAGGATCAGCTTTATTTGCCAGGATAGTCATCATGTCATAAATTCGGTGAAGCATTATATAATTCACCATAGGTAGGTTATCTTCTATATTTTGAGGTTGTTCTTTTTCTTCAGTCATCTTGTCTCCCAAGGTCTTCCCAAAACTTCTCACGCCCCATAGCGTCAGTTTCTAATAATGCAGTTGACTCAAATTCATATGTTGAGAATGTCTGTTCTATTTTCGGCGCACTTTCCTGCCGTTCATTATTCATTAATTACTCTATCTACTAAGTTTACAAGATTCTTATAGTCGACAATTCCAATTGTATTCTTGTATGAGCAAGTTAGGCAATATAAAAATATTTTCTCTTCAATATCCTGATTAGGATAAAGAGAGCCCTGATCCATGGGGCATAAAAGCTCTGGAACAAGGCCCTCTTTTGATAAAGAGAGATACTTCGATACATACTGTATCTTCATTTATCCTACTTCTCTTTAGTTGTCGGGAATCGCAATAGCCATTCCTGCGCTTTTGGGGTCATACCCTTCCAGCTGGACCAATCTTGACCGCCATTGGTCATATAGTACGTTATCTCTGCGTTTGTTACTGGGTCGAATAACTCTTTGTTACTCTTTAGGTTGAATTTCTCCAGTCTTTCTGGACCGAGATTTCCAATCATGTTTATCTGGAACATTCCATAAGAATCGTCTCCAGTATTCCTATCCCCGTTATATGCAAGCGGTCTTCCGTTAGATTCACGCTTTGCTATGGACCAAGCTTTCTTAAGGCCTACTCCTTCGAATCCTACAGTCTTAAGTAGTAATACTAGCTCTTCGTCTGTAAGCATCTCAGATGGCTTGTAAATTTCTTTACTGAACTTATCTAAGACTTCTTGCTTTAGTTGGGCTTCAGTTTTCACTAAAGGTTTTACTTCTAGTGCATTCACTGGCTGTACAGGAAACATAAATAATGTTATCATTACTATTGTAACCATGTTGTGAGCCAGATCACTCACCTGTTGTTTTATTTTCTCCATTGGCATTTCCTCCTCTAGAGATAACGAACTCTAAGCATAACATTAATTGCATAATCCTGTCAAGCCAGTCAACTAGAATAAATGTCAAGTATAAATGTAAGGTTTAGTAATAATATATTAGATTTGAGCATAAAAAATATATTTTTGCTTCCCATATGAATAGTTGTTTGGTAGAATAGGATCTTCACACTAAATTTACATTAACCGCCAGGCGGAGAAAAAAGGTACTATAAAATGTCTAAGACTATTGCAAACCCATACGAAAATTTCATTGCGTTATCAAGATATGCAAGATGGATATCAGAAGATAATCGTCGTGAGACTTGGGGTGAAACAGTAGATAGATATTTTAACTTCATGCTTGGCCACTTAGAAAAGAATTATAATTATATTCCAAATGAGAAGCTTGTTGCGGAATTAAAAGAGTTTGTCTTTGAACGAAATGTAATGCCATCAATGCGTTCTGTTATGACTTCAGGAGTAGCATTGGAAAGAGACAATGTAGCAGGATATAACTGTGCTTTCCTACCAGTTGATTCACCACGTTCATTTGATGAAACAATGTATATCCTTATGTGCGGTACAGGTGTAGGATTCTCTGTTGAGTATAAGTATATTAATAAACTTCCTGCCGTCCCAGAGTCATTGGAAAAGTCAACTACAGTAATTACAGTGGAGGACTCAAAGCAAGGTTGGGCTAAGGCGTACCGTGAGTTGCTAGCGCTACTTTGGTCTGGACAGATTCCAGCAATTGATGTTTCTAAGGTAAGACCAGCAGGAGCAAGACTTAAGACAATGGGCGGAAGATCATCGGGTCCACAACCACTTATTAATCTATTTGATTTTACAATTGCAAAGTTCAAGAGTGCCACAGGAAGAAACCTTAAGCCAATTGAATGTCACGATATTATGTGCAAGATCGGTGAAGTAGTTGTTGTAGGCGGAGTTCGTCGATCAGCAATGATTTCACTTTCTAACATTAACGATATTGAGATGGCACAGGCTAAATCAGGTAACTGGTGGGAAGCCAATACACAACGTGCTTTGTCTAATAACTCTGTTGCGTACTCACGCAAGCCAGACATGGAGCAATTTATTGCAGAATGGAAATCTCTATATGATTCAAAGTCAGGAGAACGAGGTATATACAATGTGGCCGCAGCTCAAGCCCAAGCAGCCAAGTATGGAAGAAGAGATCCAGATATACACTATGGAACTAACCCGTGCTCAGAGATTATCTTACGTCCTTACCAGTTTTGTAACCTTTCAGAAGTCGTACTACGTGAAAATGATACAAAGAAAGATATTGAACGTAAGGTTGAGCTTGCAACTATTCTTGGAACGTGGCAGTCAACGCTTACAGACTTTAAATATCTTCGCAAGATCTGGAAAGACAATACAGAAGAAGAACGCCTGCTAGGTGTTTCTTTAACTGGACAATTTGGACACAAGTTTATGTCAGGCAAAGAAGATCTTGTTTCACTAGAATCTTTCTTGATGACTCTTAGAGAATCAGCAAGAGCAAAGAATAAAGATGAAGCTGAAAAGATTGGGATTCCTGAGTCTGCCGCTATTACATGCGTAAAGCCATCAGGAACAGTATCTCAATTGGTTGGGGTATCTTCAGGAATGCATGCTTGGCATTCTCCATATTATATTCGTACAGTTCGTGGAGCAAAAGGAGATCCAATCTCTACATTTTTAAAGGAAGTCGGAATTCCAGTAGAAGATGATGTTATGAAGCCAAACGATACATACGTATTTTCATTCCCAATTAAAGCACCAGAAGGTGCAATTGTTAGAAACGATCTTACTGCTATTGAGCACTTAAACATTTGGTTAGTTTACCAACGTGCATGGTGTGAGCACAAGCCTTCAATTACAGTTTCTGTAAAAGAAGATGAATGGATGGAAGTCGGTGCTTGGGTGTATAAGCATTTCGATGAGGTATCTGGAATTTCATTCCTACCGCATTCAGATCACTCATACAAGCAGGCTCCGTACCAAGAAGTATCAAAGGAAGAATACGATGCTCTTGTTTTAAAGATGCCAAAGGATATTCGCTGGGAAGACTTGTCTTTCTACGAGACAGAAGATGGCACATCTACTAATGCTACGCTTGCATGTAGTTCAGACGGAAATTGTGAGCTAGTAGACATTTCTTCTTAATGTGGTAGAATTATAGTATTGGGGGAATACCCCAAAATTCTGAGCACCCCGCTCAAAATGGAGATGATAATATGGCTATCAAAAAATTTGATAAAGCTGATTTAAATAAAGATGGGAAAGTAACAATGCAAGAACAAATTTTAGCAGCAATTGGAACTTACGGAAGAGCATTTTTGGCAGCAGCCACAGCTCTATATATGACTGGCAACACAAATCCAAAAGATTTGATTGCAGCAGGAGTAGCAGCAATTGCTCCAGTTATTCTAAAGGCTTTGAGCCCAAGCAACAAAGAGTTTGGCTTCACAAGCAAGTAATTATTATTAGATTAGAAGCGCCCTTATGGTAAAATATCCATAAGGGCTTTTCTAATTAGGGGTAACCGTGGCAGCGCAAAAAAACTTTGAAGTTGATCAAAATACTACTTTTTCATTTGTTGTTGAGTATACAGACAACAATGACTTGCCAGTAAACCTTTCTGGAGCCACAGCAAAAATGCAGGTTAGAGATACAAAAGGCGGATCCAAGTTATCATTTACATTAACATCTCCTTTTGAAGGAATAGTTATAGATGGTCCAGCAGGCAAAGTTACTTGCACAATGACTCCAGCTCAAACTAGCAAATTATTTCACCCAAAGTCTTCTTATGACATAATGGTGACAGACACCAACAATACAAAAATAAAACTTCTAGAGGGTTTTTTAACTCTAAGTAGATCGGTAACAGTATAATGGTTGATAATATTGTAAAGGTTACCGAACAGGTAAATAAAGTTGTTATTTCAACAACAGGACCCCAGGGCCCAAGAGGAAAAGGCATCCTTAATGGATCTACAGCTCCAGATAACAGCCTAGGAGTAGAAGGAGACTTTTACTTCAATACAGTAACAAATGAATTTTACGGACCAAAGCTTTCCAACTCAACCTGGAGCGGAGCTAATGTAATTGACCTTGTTACCAAAGAAGATATAGCATTTGTCTACTCTTGGGAGATGTCTCAAGTACAAGGTCCAGTAAATGGCACATATTCTGTAACAGTAAATCACAATTTAGGATTTAGCCCAAATGTGACCGTCAAATCTAGCGCAGGCGACGTATTGGAAACAGGAATAGATTATAATAGTCTTAACACTTTAACACTGACAATGGCCCAACCGTTTTCAGGGACAGCGCATCTGTCGTAAGGGAGAAACAAAATGGCAAGAAAATTTTTAGTTAGCGTAGACCTCAACAAGAATGAGCTCTTAAATGCTAGAATCCAGAACTTAGGTTCTGCCCCATCAAGTCCAGTCACTGGTCAGATTTACTATGACACAGCAAACAACACCATGTATTACTACAATGGAAAAACTGCTCCAGACGGCCCATGGATGCCGATGTCTGGTTCAACAGAAGTTGTTCAAGACATTATTGGTTCTTCAGTACTTGGCGGAACAGCATTAACTTCTACATACAACGATGCCGCAGGAACAACAACATTAAGTTTAAATAATACAACAGTAACAGCAGGTTCTTATGGATCACAAACAAAGATCCCAACATTTACAGTAGATGCACAAGGACGCCTAACAGCGGCTGGAGAAGTAGATGTAGCAACAAACCTTTCTATAGCTGGAGATACTGGAACAGACACAGTTAATCTATTAACTGATACTTTGACAGTTGCAGGCGGAGAAGGAATCGACGTTGCTGTAACAAATAATACAATTACAGTATCTGCAGAAGATGCAACCTCTACAAATAAAGGTGTTGCAAGTTTTGATTCAACAGACTTTACAGTAGCATCAGGCGCAGTAACATTAAACGCTGAGCGTGTACAAGACATTGTTGGAGGAATGATTGATTCTAATACAGAGTCAGGAATTTCAGTAACGTACGATGATGTAAATGGAAAACTAGACTTTAACGTAGCAGATCCTACAATTACTCTTTCAGGAGATGTAACTGGTTCTGCAACAATGACAAACCTTGGCAATGTTGAAATCACAGCAACAATTCAGCCAAACTCTGTAGCACTTGGCACAGACACAACTGGTGATTATGTACAAAATATTCAAGGAACCGCTAATGAAGTAACAGTTTCTCCTACATCAGGTGAAGGCACAACAGTAACAATCGGCCTTCCAGATGATGTAACAATTACCAACAACTTAAACGTAGGCGGAAACTTAAACGTTACAGGAACAATTAACTCTGTAAATACTACAGAAATTAATATTGTTGATAATAAGGTAAACCTTAATTCTAACGCCACAGGAGCCCCAGTAGCAGATGCTGGAATTCGTGTAGAGCGTGGAACAGAAGCAGACGTAGAAGTTCTATGGAATGAAGCTTCAGACAAGTGGACATTAACAAATGATGGAACAAACTATCATGCAATTGCAAGAAAGTATTCAGCAGACCTTGCAAATGGATCAGGCCTAACTTCAATAATCGTAACACACAACCTGGGCACAGATGATGTAACTGTTAATGTTTTTGAAACATCAGGATCTAAGGCTCTTGTTGAAACTGACGTAGAGCGTACATCAGCAAATACAATTACATTAAAGTTTGCCGAAGCACCTGCAAGTGGAGCATATAGAGTCGTAATTACTGGTTAAGGGAGTTTTAAATGTCAGTTAAAAGATTAGTTCCCTTACACGCAGTAGCATTACCCGCCCACCCTTCTGAAGCTCGCATGGGAGATCTCTACTACAATACGCAAGACCAAGAATTAAAATTTCATGATGGTACCGAATGGCATTCAGTCGGCGCAGGAGCCATAACTGGACTTTTAGATCACGTTCACACATATGACGGACAAATATTTTCTGTTTCTGCAAACACTGTTGGCTCAACTGGCACATTAGATGGAGGAACTCCATTCTCAGAGTACGGTAATCTGCCAGGAAATCTTGATGCAGGTGAAGCATAATGGCTATTGTACAAATAAGGCGTGGAACTACAACTCAATGGGCTCAATCTACTAAAATTTTAAAAGTAGGAGAGCTTGGTGTAGATTTAACATTAAATAAATTAAAAATTGGTAATGGTACAAGCCTTTGGGTAGACCTTCCTTTTATTGTAAAAGGTGACACAGGCGCAGCAAGCACCGTCCCTGGGCCGCAAGGACCAATAGGACCGCAAGGACCGCAAGGTCCACAAGGTGTTGCCGTTGATTTGCAAGGAAGCGTTGCTTTGGTTGCAAGTTTGCCAACTACAGGAAACTCTGTAAACGATGCATACATTGTTGATGAAGATGGCGACCTCTATGTTTGGAATGGATCGTCTTGGTATAGCGCAGGACAAATTGTAGGACCTCAAGGTCCACAAGGTCCACAAGGGATTCAAGGTCCTACAGGCGCAACAGGCGCAGCAAGCACAGTTGCTGGGCCAACAGGTCCACAAGGACCGCAAGGTCCACAAGGACCTAAAGGTGACACAGGTGACGCAAGCACAGTTGCTGGACCAACAGGTCCACAAGGACCGCAAGGTTTGCAAGGACCTAAAGGTGACACAGGTGACGCAAGCACAGTTGCTGGACCAACAGGTCCAACAGGATTAACAGGGCCAACAGGACCAACTGGGCCACAGGGACCGCAAGGACTCAAAGGCGATACAGGTTTAACAGGACCAACGGGACCAACAGGTCCACAAGGACCGCAAGGAATACAAGGACTTAAGGGTGATACAGGCGCAACAGGCGCAGCAAGCTCAG